AAATCGAATGAGGCTTTACTGTTTTTATCACTTGGTAAGGATTCGCTTGTTCTGCTTGATTTAGTCTATCCGAAGTTTGACCGGATTGTTTGCGTGTTCATGTACTTTGTCAAGAATTTGGAGCATATTAACCGTTGGATAAACTGGACTAAAGCCAAGTATCCGAAGATAGAGTTTGTTCAAGTACCACATTGGAATCTCACTTATATTCTTCGTGGCGGTATGTATTGTGTGCCAAATCCGAAAGTAAAGCTATTGAAGTTGGCAGATGTGGTAAAGGCTATGCAGCTTACTCATGGAGTTTATTATACATTCTTGGGCATGAAAAAAGCTGATGGTATGAATCGTAGGCTTATGTTGAAAGGGTATGAGGTAAACGGTTACGAGAATAACGGTATGGTTTATCCTTTGGCTGATTGGACACAAAAGGATATTCTTGCTTATATGAGGCAGCACAATTTACCTGAACCAGTTCGGTATTCATTGAAAGCCAGTTCGGGAGTAGGTTTCAATCTTGATTGTATGCTTTGGATGGAGAAGAATTACCCGCAGGATTTACAGAGAATTTACAAAGTTTTCCCAATGGCTGAAAGAGTGCTTTGGGAGTATCATAATCAACAAAATTAATAGGAGGAATGCCGAGTTAGAAGAAAATCTATTGCACAAATATTTTCACAAAGGGATAGAATATTGGATTCTATAGGAAGAATGGCAACCAATGAACGTGCTCAGAATAGAATATATAGAGTGCGTGGAGCGGCTACAAGATATTCTAAAAATATTGAAAAAATAACTGGAAATGTTCCCGGAATGGCCTTTAAACGATTTACGAATAGGCAATACATGGGTTTAAGCAACGGCTAATATGGAATTATCAAAATACATAAAGAGTGAATCGGTGGAACTTAATCGTTCTGCCATTCACTTTGCGGATTATAATCCCCGAAAACTATCTGATGAATCACGTAAGACACTGAAACGTGGCATCAAGAAATTCGGATTGGTAGGTGGAATAGTTGTGAATAAGCGTACCGGGCTTACCGTAGTCAGCGGGCACCAGCGTTTGTCTGTCATGGACGAATTGCAAAAGTTTCCCGATAACGACTACCGTATTCGTGTCGATGTCATAGACGTGGACGAGCAGCAGGAAAAGGAGTTAAACATTCTAATGAACAACCCTAATGCACAAGGTACATGGGATTTTGACGCTCTTGCCCGTATTGTTCCTGATATTGACTGGAAAGATGCAGGTCTGACCGATGCAGACTTGAATATGATTGGTGTCGACTATCTTTTGCAGACCGAAGAGGAAAACTCTATTGCGGATGCTTTGTCTGATATGATGGTCCCAGTTTCCGAACAGAAAGAAGCCGATAAAGCCGCCAAGCAGTTGGAACGTGCCGAAAAGGTTGCCCACATGAAAGAGGTCAAGCATCAGGTGAAAGAAAACGCACAGAAGCAAGCCGAGAACATGGATGCCTATGTGATGTTGTCCTTTGATACCTATGAAGCTAAAGCCGCATTCTGCGAAAGGTTCGGGTATGACCCTGATATGAAGTTCATAAAGGGAGAAGTATTTGATGAACAAATAGAAAGGATTGATTAATTAAATTTAGAAGAAGATTGAGTCAGAAGGAAAAGTTTGAATGAATTAAGTGCACAATTTCGGAGATTAGAGGCGCAGGCTCGTACAACTCAAAAGGGTTATGGAAATAATCCAAGGGCTGCACGTGTTATAAATGCGTTTGAATCATCTATGAAGCAAAGAGGTATGTGGTTTTTCTCTAATCGAAATAAAAGGATTGGAACGGGGAAATTTGCTTTAAGTAACGGATAAGTTTATGAATAATAGTGAATCTCAAAACAGAAAAGGTAAAGGAGGAAGAAAGCCTAAGTTTGATTATACAAGCGAGGACTTTCTTTCTCTCGTGGAATCTTATGCCAAAAAGGGATTCACTGACAAGGAAATTGCTTATGCCATAGGGATTTTGCCTCAAACATTCTGCGAAAAGAAAAGTGAGTACACCGA